AATACTTGCTTCTACAATGAAACAAGAAATCAAAGACCTAGTAAAAGAATCTTTATCTGAACAAGATGATGAGATTGAAACCGATGACGTTGAAATGGAAGACCCTATGGGTTCTGATGATATTGCCGATATTGATATGGGTGATGATTCAGACGAAGAAGAGGATGAAATGGATACTGATGATATGGACGACACAGAAGAAGATGGTGACGACGAAGAAATTGATATGGACTTCGATGACGAAGAAGATATGGACGACGAAGAAGACACTATTGACTTAACTGACGCTGACGACGAAGAAGTACTAAGAGTATTTCAACTTATGGGACCGGATGATAACATTGTTGTTACTAAAGACGACAAAGGAAACACTCACCTTAAAGATGAAGAAACTGGAAAAGAGTATATGATTGTTGGTGAACAAGAAGAAGGCGATGACTTTGGAATGGTTGATATGGAAGAGTCTTGGAACGAACTTGAAGAAGACGATAATTTAATGGGTGAAGAATCTATTGAAGAAATTGTTGAAAGAATGTTCGGTTCAGATGACGAATCTGACGAATTAGATGAAATCGTTTATGAAATCGAAATGGGTGAAGAAGAGTACGAAGGGTATGACTTAGAAGAGGGTGAAGACTTAGAAGAGGATGAAGACCCTACAGTTATGGAATCTAAAAAAATGTCTATCAAACCTAAAGGAGTTGGAATGGGAAGTCCAAAATTCAAATACAACGCAAAACCTAATCAAGGAACAGGATTCAAAACTAAAATGAAAACGGCTCCTAAATCTGTCGGTACTGGTAAAGCGAAATTTGAATACAAAGAAGGTGAAAACTCAGGAAGTAAATTGGGTAAAAACTCAATGGTTAAAAAAACTGAAACAAAAGAATCATCAACTAACAAACCAATGGTTAAAAAAGTTGAAGGTAAAAAAGAAGAGACAAAAGAGGCGTCACGTACTTTAGGTGCTGGGTCTAACTTTAGAAAAGGTGGTTTACCAAAACCAAGAGCTCATTCAAGCTTTAATACCGCGATTAAAGAAAATACTTCTAACTCTGAACTACAAGTTCTTAGAGAAAAAAATGAGGAGTACAGAAAAGCACTTAATATTTTTAGAAATAAATTAAATGAGGTTGCAATTTTCAATTCAAACTTGGCTTACGCTACACGTTTGTTCACTGAACATTCAACATCTAAACAAGAAAAAATTAACATTTTAAGAAGATTTGATGGTGTTGAAACTATTAAAGAATCTAAAAATTTATATCAAGTCGTTAAAAACGAATTGTCAGGTAACTCTAACGTTCAAAATATGAATGAATCAATCGAAAGAACAATTGCTAAATCACCGTCTACGGGAGCAGTTAACTTAATTGAATCTAAAACATATGAGAACCCACAGTTCTTGAGAATGAAAGACTTAATGTCAAAAATAAAATAAAAATAAATTAAAATTAATAAAAACCAAAAAAATGGGAGCATTATTAGAATCAGGTCTAGTTGGTAACATCGGGTTAAAACACCTTAAAGTTATTAAAGAAGACACAATCAACAAATGGGATAAATTAGGATTCCTAGAAGGCCTTAAAGGTCACTTAAGAGAAAACGTAGCTCAATTATATGAGAACCAAGCGTCTTTCTTGATTAACGAAGCTACTTCTGACGGGTCTTCAGGTTCATTCGAAACTGTTGTATTCCCTATCGTAAGAAGAGTATTCTCAAAATTATTAGCGAATGAAATCGTATCAGTACAAGCTATGAACTTACCAATCGGTAAATTGTTCTTCTTCGTACCTAAAATTCAAGGTTACCAAACAGGACAAGTTCCTTCGGCTGATAATGATTACGATGGTTATGGTAATCACTTTGGACCACAAGGTGCTGTAGGTGGTTTATCTGTTGCAGCGGCTCAAGGTCAAGCAGGTACAGATAACGGTTACAATGGAACAACCGCTTTCAAGAAAAATCTTTATGATTTATTCTATGAAGGTTCAGAAGGTCAATTAGACCCTCCAGGATTGTTTGATTATTCTAAAGGTCAATGGTCAGCAGTTACTAAAACTGCGGTTGTTATGGTTTGGTCTAACGGAGAATTAGTTGTTGCTGACGCAAGTGCATTAGCAAACCAATTTAACGGTAAAAACGTTAGAAAAATTATTATCGCGTTATCAGGTTTCACAACTGCAGGTACAGGTAAATTAATTGGACCTGATGGAAATGAAGTTGATACTGAAACTTTCTTATCTGATTTAAGAATTTATACATCAGCTCAGGCAACTGCATTCAGTGGAGATTCTCCTTGTGATGTTGTTGGTACTGTTGCGGCACCAAACTCATTATTGTTTAGAGTTGTAACTCAACAATATGGTCAAGGTATTGTTAATAACTTAAACAAACAAGGTACTACTTCATTCCCTGGAACAGGTAGTAATGGAACTTACAATGACGTATGTTCTCCTGAAGGTCGTATCTTCTTAGAAGTTGACTTATCTTGTCCTACTTGTCCTTCTTGTGGTGAAACATTAGACGGATATACAGGAACAACTCTTGGAGTTTTAGCTTCAGGTGATTTCAAAGCTGTTTACAGAAGATATGCTAACTTAGAATTTGAAGATAAAATCGGTGAGGTTTCTTTCGAATTAGATTCAGTTACTGTATCTGTTACAGAAAGAAAATTAAGAGCACAATGGTCTCCTGAGTTAGCTCAAGACGTTGCGGCTTTCCACAACATCGATGCTGAAGCTGAATTAACAGCTTTATTATCTGAACAAGTTGCGGCTGAAATCGACCGTGAAATCTTAAGAGATTTACGTAAAGGTGCAGCTTGGACTTTAAGATGGGATTACAATGGATGGAGAAGAATTTCTGCAACTACAAACTACACTCAAAAAGATTGGAACCAAACGTTAATCACAGCGATTAACCAATTATCAGCTCAAATCCACAAATCTACTTTAAGAGGTGGTGCTAACTGGATTGTGGTTTCTTCTGAAATCTCTGCTATCTTTGACGATTTAGAATACTTCCACGTATCTAACGCGTCTCCTGAGCAAGACCAATACAACATGGGTATTGAAAGAGTTGGTACATTAGCAGGTCGTTACCAAGTTTACCGTGACCCTTACTTCCCAGCTAACACAGTGTTAGTAGGACACAAAGGAACATCATTGTTAGACACAGGTTACATCTACGCACCATACGTACCGTTACAATTAACTCCAACAATGTACAATCCGTTCAACTTTACACCGATTAAAGGTATAATGACGAGATACGCAAAAAAAATGGTAAATAATCGCTTCTATGGCAAGATTACTGTAGATGGTGTTAGAACATTCGATTTAAGAGAATTGAGATAATCAAACTCTTAAAATATTTAACAAAAAGGGACTATATGTCCCTTTTTTTTATATCTTTACATTAACTATATGTTTTTTGGTAAAATATGATATATTTATATATATGAAGAAGATAGAATTAAATAAAGAAGAATTAGATAATATACTTAAAATGTATAACGAAGAACTTTTAGGTTCTCAAACCATATCTGAAAAAACAGGGATTAGCAAACCAACAATTTTAAGAATATTAAAAGAAAATGGTGTTGTTATGGGTCCATCAGGTAGAAGAAATATTGGTGGTAAAAAAGTTGCCGATAAAAAATGGAGAGACAATAATAAAGAATATATGTCTAATAAATCTAAAACTTGGTATGAACAAAACAAAGAATATCGTAAAGAATATCTTAAAGAATACCGAGAAAAAAATATTGATAATATTAGAAAAACTAAACGTGATTACGAAAGAAATCGTAAAGCGAGTGACCCCCTCTATAAACTAATATCCAATTTCAGAACGGCAATCTATCAAGTATTAAAGGAGAGTAATGTTGAGAAGAACGGACACTACTTTGATATTTTAGGATATACTCCGGAGGAATTGATTAATCATTTAGAAAAACAATTTACGGAAGGTATGACGTGGGAAAATTACGGTGAGTTCCACGTAGACCATAAACTACCTATATCATCATTTAACATCAAAGAAATTGGTGACGAGGAATTTATGAGATGTTGGTGTTTAGATAATCTCCAACCGATGTGGGGTGAGGAGAATATTCGTAAATCCAATAAAGTTTTTTAACTATTAAGGTATTTATATAAAAAGAAAATTATGAACAATTTATTTGAGATATCTAATGAGGAGAGAAGAAGAATATTAAATCTTCACGAGAGTGCGACAAAAAATTTATATTTGGTTAAGGAACAACAAACTGTTAAACCTATAAAACAATTTAACATAACAAATTCATTTCCAAGTGGTCAGTTTAATTTAACGGATACAACTCAGATTGATGACGCGATTACTGAGATTAACGCCATTGCTGCGAAAAATACTAATATATTATATGATATTGTTGTTAATTCATCTGAGTCTAAGGTACCAAATAGAGGTGTTGGACTAAAACCGGGTGATTTATCATTAAAACGTGGTTTGGTTGCGGAACAATACATTAAAGATAAAATGGGTGATAAGATGTCGGTTAAGGTTAATAACTTGGGTGCTCAAGGACCTGAGTGGGATGCTACCAAGGGGAATAACAATCCTGATTATCTTAAATACCAATATGTAACAATTAATTTGGTTATTAGTGATGGAGGTCAAACTTCTAAGTTTTGTAAACTTAAACTAAAGGGGCGTGGGACTGTTGCTGACCCAAGTACAGGATTTATTGCGAGAAATGAAGATTTTGATATTAGTAAGATTAGTGAGGGGAAAACATTAAGAGTTGTTTTGCTTCCTGAGTTTGTTCCGGATTTATTGGTTGTGACCGTTGGAAGTCAAGTTGAATCAACAGGATTTGTTGGTATAAATAAACCGGAATATGTAAGTGCTTTGGCGACAATATTGGGTAATCAATATTTATTGAAAGGTTCTCAAATACCTTCTATGTTCCCATCAGATATTGAACCAATGACAACACAGGAGGCTACTTCTATTTTTCAGAATAGAACTTTACTTGAACAATATTTAAAACACGTAATTAATAACGTGGATTGGAAATTACCTTTGAGACAAATTATTCCAATGATTAAATTTTACAAATACAAAACAAGTCCGGTTAAATCGGCTAAGGGAATTATTAGGATTAAAAAACCCGCAAATGAAAATAACTTAAATATTAAAGTTTATAGCCCAATTGGTACCACTATTTGGTCTTTAATTGGGTCTTGCGGATAATAATGATTGAATCTTTAATTTTATCATTTTCGATGTAAGTTAAGATTAATCGTTCATCATCGGCGATTTCACTGTGAAAATATCCAACAACTTTTTTCTTGTAGATATAGGATAGAGAATCCATTGTATTATTGAAGCGGATAACTGATTTAGTTGGTTCTCCGCTTTTTTGTTTATTAATTTTTTTTGTTTGTCCGAATGTTAATGTTCCGATAAGTAATAACGATAATAAGAATAACTTTTTCATAGTGTTTGTGTTTTGTTTGACAAATATAAATATAATATTTTAACTGCCAAATTTTTTATATAAAAAAAAGACGTTATTCTACGTCTTTTTCTTTTTTTGCGGTTACTCTAATTGATTTTGATAATACTTCACATTCACCTAATGAGAATATTCCGGACTGATATGCGTATTTAACGGCTTGGGTTAGATAGTATATTCCGTGTTCTTTATCCATAGTTTCGAGTATAGCATCTAAGTGTTCTTCAGATTGGATTGGTATTGATTCAAATAGCTTTCCAAATAATT